TAGAGGAAGAAATAACGTTGATGAATTTCATCAAGGTCCAATGTCATTAAAAAAAGCTACTGGAGATTATTATAGAATAGTTTCTAAACATTATGATGTTAATGGTAAATTACCAAAAGGTGGATATACTTGTATATATTATGCAAGATACACTGGTGATAGAGGTGCAAGAATTGCTGGGTATTTTATAAAAGATGCAAGAATCGGAGTTTTTACACAAGCATTACCTCCTAAAACGGCTAAGAGGATATAATGAATTTTTCTGAATTCATATCAGAACAAAAAAATACTCATATGACTCACATCGAGGATAAAGTTATCTATGGTGGTGTGAAAGGAACTAGAGAAGCTATATTAGCTTTAAGATCATTAAGAGATACATTAGGAGGCGTACATGATGGTTCAGTTAGTGTTAAATGGGATGGTGCTCCTGCTATTTTTGCTGGTATTGATCCCAGAAACGGTAATTTCTTTGTTGCAAAAAAAGGGATTTTCAATAAATCACCGAAAGTATATTACACTGCTGCGGACGTATCTGCTGATACTTCTGGGGATTTGGCTGTTAAGTTAAAACAAGCGTTGGAATATTTACCATCGCTAGGTATAAAAGGAGTAATTCAAGGTGACTTTTTATTTTCAAAATCTGATGTTCAAACAACTAAAATTAAAGGTAAACCTTATATTACATTTCATCCCAATACCATTGTATACGCCATACCCGCAAATACTGAAATGGCTAAAATTATTAAAAAGGCAAAAATAGGTATTGTTTGGCATACATCATATTCAGGTAATTCATTTGAAACCATGAAAGCATCTTATGGTGTTAATATATCAAAATTAAATAAAAATCCTAATGTTTGGTCCCAAGATGCTATGTTGAGGGATATGACAAGATTTACTATGTCAAAAAAAGATACGGAGGAAGTTAATGAATATCTTAGCAACGCTGGGTTCTTATTTAATCAAATTAGCTCTACTACCCTTAAAGCTTTGGAGTCTAACCAAGATCTTGCTCAACTTATTGAAACATATAATAATACCTTTGTACGTAAAGGTCAAGTTATTCAAGATACGAATCGCCATGTGGTTGGTCTCATTAATTGGATTAAAAAGAAATACCAAAAAGAAATAGATGCAAGAAAAACAGAAAAAGGAAAAGCTGGTCAACAAGCAAAATTAAGTAAAATATTAGTATTTTTCTCACAAAAAAATAAAAATAATCTGAAAAAAATGTTTGATTTACAAAAAGTTATAGTGCTAGCAAAATTAAAAATTATAAATATATTAGATAAACTAAATAGAACTAAGACGTTCTTAAAAACAAATAGAGGATATCGTTCTACAGGCCAAGAAGGTTATGTTGCAATAGATAAACTTGGTGGTGATGCAGTGAAAATAGTTGATCGAATGGAGTTTTCATTCGCTAACTTTTCACCCAATATAATAAAAGGATGGGATAAACCGAGGAGATAATAATGGCAGAAAAAAAGCCAACTGATGATATGAATAAAAGACTGTCTTTTAAAGATTTTATGACAGTTGAATATAAACCTGGAGAAGACGAACTCGTTAATTATCGTGCATATAGAAGAAAAAGAACCGATGAATCTATCGGTGCAGCTGCAGCAGGCGGTGCTATGGCAGCGAAGATGCATGTAGATAAAAGTCGCGATGATGAAGAAAGACGCCGTAAAGAACCTGATAGCGAGGCCCCTAAAAAAGCTAAATCCACAAAACCAGAAAAAAAGCAAAACGTTACATATCGCATAAATCCGCGTTACATAGAAATGCGAAAAAAAGAGAAAGCTAAGAAAGCTGCTGCAGAAAAATTAGCTAATCGACCGGTGCATCAGAAGGCAATGGATGCAGTTAAAGGTGGACTTGGGAAAATGTTTGGTAAGAAGAAAAAAATTTCATGGGATCACCGTGATCATGATACAAAAGAATCTACAGTTCCTACAACTACTGAATATTCCCTCGAAGATATATTGGAAGTTATTAGTCGTGGCGAGAGAATGCGACGAAAGAGAGCTACAAAATTTGGCCCTTTAAAACATAAGTTAAAAAGAGGTCGTTTAAAAGCCAAAAGAAGATTTGCAACTAAAGACGTATTAAGTAATAGATCAAGAAAAGGTAGTCGTAAAGCTATAGAGAAAAAATTTACTAAAGGTATACCTAAAAGTAAATTATCAATTGCCCAAAAACAATCCCTTGAAAGAAAATTAGAAAGACCTGCAATACAGAAAAGAATAGCTCTAGCACAAAGAAGATTAATGCCTAAGAAAAGGCGCCAAGAAATTGCTAGAAAACAAGGTTCTTGGAAAAAATGATAAATTCATTTAAATCATATTTAGTTGAAGAAGAAAAATCACTTTATTTTACATTTGGTAGAATGAATCCTCCAACTATTGGCCATGAAAAATTAATGGAAGCTCTTTCTAAAAAATCGGGAAGAAATCCTTATAGAATATATCTTTCACAATCACAAGATAAAAAGAAAAACCCTCTACACTTTACAGAAAAAGTCAAGTATGCTAGAAAAATATTCCCTAGACATGCAAGACAAATAATGTCTGATAAAAAAATCAGAAATGTATTTGAAGCAGCAACTAAAATATATGATGAAGGAATTAAAAAGATAACCATGGTTGTTGGTTCGGATCGTATTTTAGAATTTAAAACTATATTAAAAAAATATAATGGTGTTAAAGGAAGGCATGGTTTTTATAATTTTGAAAACATAAATGTTATTTCCGCTGGAGATAGAGATCCTGATGCTGAAGGTGCCACTGGAATGTCTGCATCTAAAATGAGACAAGCAGTTATGGAAAAAGACTTTACTTCCTTTTCACAAGGCCTACCTAGAAATGTTTCAAACATGGAAGCTAAAAAGTTATATAATTCTGTAAGAACTGGTATGGGTCTTACAGAACAAAAAGAGTTTAAAAACCAAATTAAATTAGCTGAAGTTTCTAACATTAGAGAATCATATATTAAAGGTGAAATATTTAATATAGGCGATAATGTTAGAATTAAAGAAACAAAACAAATTGGTACAATAATCAAAAAAGGTTCCAATTATGTTGTTGTAGAAGCTGTAGGTAAAAATTATAAACAATGGTTAGATTCTATTGAATTAATAAAAAGAGTTACATCTTTTAAAGAAAGCATGGCAATGAATGCTGCTAAGAAAAAGATTGATAGACGAGAAAAAAGATTTAAAAGTTGGGAAACCAATACAAAAAACCAAGCACGTCTAAGAGATGTTAGGCGAAAAAATGCTAAAGAAAGAAGCGATACACGAAGGGAGACACGAGCATGATTTTAGAATTATTTGAAAAAATAGATGTGCGAAAAGGTATTGGACCAGTAGTAACAGATTTTCAAAATTCTGATGCACCTCAATTTAAAGGTAAATCTGAAAAAGAAATACGAGACATGGCACTAGCCGCATATTTTGCTAAAAAAGAAGGTACTGAACCAGATTATATTAAAGCTTTCTTAGCTAAAGGTGGAAAAATTAAAAAATTACCACCTGGAAAAGCTGCAGGATATCATGGCAAAGACGATCCTGGTGCAGGTATAAAAGGAATGTTAGCTAAAGATTCTGCTAAAAAACTTGGATTAAAACGTCACGGTAAACATTTAGACACTTCTACTCCTGTTCATAAAGAAGGTAAAGCATACGGTCCAACTGGAATTGCTTATTCAACCGATGGTGTTGAACGAATGAGAAAGAAAAGTTTAAAACATGGTAGCCCAGAAGGAGAAGCTCTTAAAAAAGTTATTGCTAAGAAAGAAAAAGCATTTAAAGATTTATCTAAAAAAGAATCTTATGGACTTAGTGGTATAAATGAGATGCTTCCTGTTGCTGCAGCAGTAGGTAGAGTACTTGCCCCTAAAATTGCAGGAACAGTGATGAAAAAAACTGGAAGTAAAACTCTTGCTCGAGTTGCTTCAGGTACTACTAAAGGTGTAGCTGCTAGTTTTAGAAAAAAAGAAACATCAGAAGCTTATGGACAACCATCTGATAGAATGAAAGCAAAAAATGATTCTTTTAAATTAAAATTAAAACGTGATCATGAGTATGAAATGAAACATGGGCGTAAAAAAGATAAAAGAGGCATTGGTGAAAATACACATGATGTTACATATGCTGCAAGTATGCATTTTGATAATCCTGGTATAAAAGTTAAAAAAGCAAGTGGTGGAAAATATCATGTACCTATGAAAAGTTATCATACTAAAAAAGATGCTCAAAGTTTTGCATCTCAAAATGGATTAAAACTTCATTCCCATGAAAAAACTATGGGTGGTTCAAGAGCAACAGTTTCAGTGGAGTCAACAATGAAAACATTTGATGAAATAAGAGAAGATGAAGGTCAAAAAGTTCCTCGAGGAAAAGATGGGAAACATGTTAAAAAGCCAGGATATTTAATAAAATTAGGTCCTGGGGGATACAAATATCGCAAAGATGTTGGACAAGGTTTAGGAACAGTTAAACGAGGTAATTCTGGTATGGGTATGTCCGGACGTGCACACGGTCCTGGTCTTACTAGTACAAGAGAATCCGTAGTTAATGAATCTACTAATTGGAAAGGTGGATCAAAACATATTGGATTGGCCAGGTATTCTGCAAATCAAGGTTATGGTGTTCAAATAACACAAATTAAAGCTATGCCAGGTGATAAAATGAATTGGGCAAAAGGTGCAGGGTTTGTTAAAATGCCAGTAAAAGATATTCCAAAACTTTGTAAAGCTTTAATGAATGTGTATAAAGCTCCAGCTAATGTTCAATTAGGAGATGATGATTAATGAAAACCTTTGAAGATATTAGAGAAGGAATTCCAACAGGAAATGAGCCTGGTATGATGTTTAAAGTATCGGTTGAAGGTTTACCTGATATAATAATGGTAGGTAGAAGTCCAGGTGATATAAAAGGTCAATTAAGAAAGATAGTTAAACAGCCATCAATGATATTAAGCGTTGATCGTTTACCTAAATCCAAGGTAAGAAAAATGTATAGAGACTTGGCTGGTGGTAAAGAAATAGAT